AGGTAGACTTGAAAGCAAAAAAGTCATGAAGAGTGCATGCTATGCTGATTTATTTGAACTCATGTTTAAGTTTATGTTGGCATTTGCTGATGAACCGAGAGACATTATTGCTAAAGATAAAAATGGAGCAATAGAATATTTAAGGTTTGATAGAAAAGATTTCTTGGAAGTAGATGAAGCTGGCGAGTATTATTGGAATGATGAATTTTTATTCAGTATAGATAGTGCAGCGGCACTTGCGAATAACAGAGAGGCAATGTGGCAAGAAACAAGGATGAATCTTAAGGAAGGTGCTTTAGGAAATCTGCAAGATATAAAAACATTGATAAGATTTTGGGGTATTATGGAGACTTTACATTATCCCAAAGCATCTGATATAAAACAGCAATTACAGCAGCAACTTGATGAAGAAAAGCAACAACAGCAGATGCTTCAACAAGTAATTCCTCAAATGAATGGAGGGATGATAAGTTGATATGCGGAGAAAATGGGTGCCTTGCAGAATGCAGGGTAAAAAGTGAAGATAAAGAAGTACGTAATGGAGTAGAATATGATGTGCAAATATATTACTGTGTTAAACATGGTGATAGATATAAAAAATTATATGCAGATGGGGAAGAAACCATATTAGAGCAGGTCTAAAAAGACTTGCTCTTTTTGTACACTGAAAGGTGGTGATAATATGAAGAATAATGGATATATTGGAAAAATTTCCAACGTTGGTAGCCAAATTGTAAAAGCTCCTATTAAACCAGCTGGAAAGGTTGAGGGAGGAAAAACAAAGAAAGGCAACGATTTAAGAAGTAAGTAAAAAATAGCTGGTGAGCGTTGTACACAAGGAGGATTTAATATGTTAAAAAATATAGAAACGGTCAACGATGAAGTTGACTACGGAGCAGCTTTAGGTGTTGAAATACCTACAAGTAGTGAGGAATCCGTCTCACAAGAACCTTCTACTGAAGAAAATAATGGCGGAGAAAAGTCTGAAGTAGCCGAACAGACACAGGTAGAAGAACAAAAAGAAGAAATACCAAACGAAGTTTGGAAAAAAGCAAGGTTAAAAGCTGAAAGAGAAGCTGAAGAAAAATTTAGGAATAGTATGGCAGATGATGAGTATTTAGGAGCAACCAATCCATATACTCAAAAAATAATTCGTACTAAACAAGATCAGCAAGAATATTTAGATATGCATGCTAAAGAAATATTAAAAAATAATGGCCTTAATGAGCAAATGTTACAGGATTTAATAAACAATAATCCAGTAATAAAGGAGGCATCTGAACTCAAAAGTCAGATGCAAATGGAACGAGGTCAAGCACAAATTCAAAGTGAGATTAAAAAGATAAGCGAATTGAATCCAGATATTAAAACGTTTGAAGATATTATAAATCTTCCTAATCGTGAAAAAATTGATGATTTAGTTATTAACCATGGATATGCATTATCTGATGCATATAAATTAGCTAACTTTGATGAACTTGTTAGTCAAAAAGCAACTGTTGCAAAACAGCAAGCTATAAATATGGCCAAAGGAAAATCACACCTTGTTCCTACTGATGGGACACCATCAGAAGATGTTGTAATTCCTAAAGAAACTTTGGATTACTATAAGGCTTTTATGCCTGAACTTAGTTATAAGGAAATAAAAGAGCATTATGCTAAAAGTAAAAAATAAAAGTAAAGGAGAGAAAAACAATGAAAATAAAAAGAAGAAATATCACATCTATAGAGCCATTAAAAGAATTACCAGTTACTGATAATGAAGCTATTAGTATTGGTGAGGCTCTTAAATTAACAAGTGGGAAATTAACAAAAGCATCTGGCACAAATAAACCAACACATATTGCCTATGGAGCTTGTGCTGCTGGAACAGGTAATAGTGTCCCAGTAGTAGATATAGAGCCAGATATGGAATTTGAAACTCAAATGACTGCTAATGGTTCTTCATTAGGGATTGGCGCTAAAGTAACACTTGCTTCAGATGGATTAGGTGTTACAGCAACTACAACAAATGGAGTTGCAACGATAACAGAAATACCTACTGGTTCGCTTGTAACTTATTCACCAGTAGTAGTTAAATTTGAATAATAGAAATGGAGGAAAAATAAGATGGGAATTATATTTAGTGAAGGTTCTGGATTAAATGATTCTGTATTTGGGAAAAGCCAAGAACCTATAAAATTATTTATAGAAAAGAAAGCCGAAGCTTTTGAGGCAGAGTCGGTAGTAGATAAAATCTTCAAAAAAGAGACTTCTAAAAATTTTGCTGAAAAATATTCAAGTATGACATCTATGGATGGATTCATGCCAACAGCAGAAGGTGGAGCATATCCAAGAGATGAAATGCAACAAGGCTATGAAAAAGTAATTGAGAACGTAACATGGAAAAATTCTTTTGTTATTACTCAAGAAATGATGGAAGATGGTAAATTGATAGACATGAAGAGAAAGCCTTCTGCATTCATAACATCATATTATAGAACTAGAGAAAAATTCGGTGCTGCATTACTTGCAGGTGGAATTAGTGGAACAACTATGAATTTTAATGGGCGTAATTTCTCAACTGCTTGTGCAGACAATGTAGCATTATTTTCAAAAACTCATCCTGCAAAAGTAAAGGGTGGCAATCAATCTAACTTATTTGGAAGTGCAGACTTTACTGCAACCAATCTTTCTAAAGTTGAAAGTGCAATGCAAGACTTTAGAGATGACAATGCACAAGTATTAGCAGTTTCACCTGATACGATAATCATTCCGAATGACGCAGCATTAAAACAAGCTGTATTTTCTGTAATCGGTGCTGACAAAGATCCAGGAACATCAAATAACGGCTTCAACTTCCAATTCGGTCGTTGGAACGTTATTGTATGGCAATATTTAAATCAATTCTTGGCTAGTGGATTAAAGCCATGGATACTAATGGATAGCAAGTATAACGATGCAAATGATGCAGCAGTGCTTCAAGAAAGAGTTCCTTTAAGTGTAGAATCTTACATAGACCAAAATACAGACGACAACGTTTGGAAAGGTAGATCAAGATTTTCAGGAGGATTCACAGATTGGAGAGCATTTGCGTGTGCAAATATTAGTGGCGGAACAGCACTTTAATTCTAAAAAGGGGCTTTTTTATAGAGCCCCTTTATTATCATGTTAAGAGATTAAGCAGTGCAACTCTGCGGACATGGAGGAGATTAAAAATGACTTATAAAGAATTAAAAATTGATGTTCTACAAAAGGTTGGAGATGGAAGGAATATTCAAAATGGAGAAATTATACAAAACACTTCTACACAGACGTATATATCGCAAATTCCGAATTTATTGAGAGAAGCACTAACAATAGTGTCAACAGCAGGAAGATATATAGTTAAATACCTAGATATAGTAAATAATCCAGTAATTCCTGAAGTTGATATGAAAGAAATATATCAGATACGAGATACTAAAATGGTGGTTAGTTTAGATAAGTGCAAAGCATATTATTTCGAAGTATGTGGCCCTGCAACGATAAGTATAATAGTTGGAGATGTACTTAAAAGGCAAATTATTAACAATGATACTAGTACATATAAAGTTTATAAAGGGAAAATTGATAATACTAATAATGAAGAGGTAAAGATAGAATTTGCACATCAATATCCATATAGTGTTAGGAATATAGGTATGTATACGGCAGATTTTCCTACAGATGATGATGTATATGACAATGTGGCATATAAGAGATATGATCTGCGAAAGTTATTACCAGATTTTTATAGCTTGAAAAATAATGATATGCCAAGAGAAGCAGGTATTGATGTTATTTCTTACGACAATAACACAACGTATCATTGGGAAGGTGATAGTGTGCTTGTTTTAGATAACACACAAAAAGGAATGTGGAGAGTTTATTATAATTCCTATCCGCAAGATATTCCAAGTAATATAGAAGATGATGCAGTTATAGAAGTATTGCCAGAGGTGGCAGCAATAATACCATTCTATATAGCCGGGCAATTACTTATGGCAGAAGATGAAGATTATTCAAGTGAAAGGTTAAATGAATTTGAAAGTAGAAGGGCAGAATTAGTGCAAGTAAAAGAACTTCCTGCATCATATAATTCAGAATTTGAGAATAGTGTGGGGTGGTAATAAATGCAATATGGACAAACTAAAAAAGCACCAAAGCAAGTTTATTTATTAGATACATTTGAAGGAGTGGACTTTGCAAAAGCTGCGTCAAATGTAGATAAAATTCGTTCACCAGAGGCAGTAAACATGACAAGAGATGAAGTTGGCAAAGTAAGAAAGAGAATGGGATATAGTCTATTTCTTAGTGGATATGAAGCAAAAATATATGGGATACATAAATTGAATAATAACTTTATAATACATGCTGGTACGAATTTGTATAAAGAGACTAAAAGTGGAAATTCATACACAAGAAGATTATTATATTCTGATATGAATACGCATGTATCAGTAGCATTTCAATTCAATGGTAATCTTTATATATTCGATGGTAAAACATATCTAGAGGTGACAGGTAATATATGTAGACCAGTAAGTCAAGTGGCTACTGTTCCTCTGATAAAAATAGCTGGTACACCATCTGGTGGTGGTACAATACTTCAAGAGGTTAATTTACTTAGTAACTCGTGGAGAGAAATGTTTACGGGAGATGGTACAACTCATAGATTTCAGTTGTCTTTTGATAATTTAGACAACACACCTTTGATAGTAAAAGTTAAAAGCGGAAGTGTTTGGACAACTTATACTGAAGGAACCCACTATAGAGTTTACAGAGAGACAGGGCAAGTAGATTTCTTTAATGCTTATATACCTGCAGCTAGTACTACGGATAATGTAGATATTCAGGCATCTAAAGATAGGAGTGCATATGCAGATAGAATAAATAAGTGTAGTATAGCAATTAAGTATGGATTAAATGGACAGGATAATCAATTATTTGTATCTGGAAATAGTGAGCTTAAAAATGTAGATTGGTGGTGTCAACCTAATGATCCAACATTTTTTGGAGATTTATCGTATGCTACATTAGGTCAAGACGATTCGGCAATTGTATCATATTCCAAACTAAATTCAGATTTAGTAACACATAAAGATTCAAAGAGTGGCACAATATTTATTAGGCATGGAAATTTGGATAGTAGTAATTCTAAAATTGTATATCCAGTTAAAGACATTATAAATGGTAGTGGATGTATATGCCCTTATGGTTCTCAAAACTTTGGAGAACCTATTTTTATTACAAGTTTAGGTGTGCAAACAATAACTGTTCAGGATTACACATTAAATCAATATGAACAAGTAAGAGGAACAAGAATCAATTCAAAGTTGTTAGAAGAGGCAAATGTAGAAAATGCCATATCGTGTATTTGGAAGGATTTATATATTGTGTGCATCAATTCACATTGTTATATTTTAGACAGATTACAAAAAGCTTATGAGAAGAATTCTCCATATTCCACATATCAATATGCTGGAGAATATTGGGATAACATACCAGCCACAGCATTTTTAGTAGATGGAAACGATTTGTATTTTGGTACAACTAACGGCCAAGTTATGAAATTTTATACAGATCCACAAAACCCATTGTCTTATAGTGATAATGGTGTCGCAATAGATGCATATTGGACATTGCCTGAATTTTCAGGTGATGTTTTTTTTAGAAATAAAAATGTAAAGTTCATTGCCGTAAAACTAAAGTCAGCAATTAGAACTGGTATAGAAATTTTAGCTCAAATAGATGGGGTATGGACAACTATTTTTGAGGATTATTTATCGTTTAGTTTTGTAGATTTTGACAACATAGATTTTGACAATTTTACATTTTCAACAGATGCAACACCGAAAAAAGCTCAAACAAAAGTAACCATCCGAAAAAAAGATAAAACGGCATTTAGATTGAGAAATAATAAGTTAGAGCAACCTTTTGGTATATATGCGGTAGCATTTATATACACAGAGAAAGGAATAAATAAAGATTAAAGAAAGGGGCGGGCAGAAATGGCAAAGATAGAAGATTATTTAAAAAGTTATGGGGTAGATCCAAATGCAAGATATAGTAATACAAAAACAACGGCTACTGCAAATACTACAAAGACAACAAGTAGTGCATCATCATCTTCTTCTAAAAAGAAAAGTAATAATAATTTATATGGAGGGTATAGTTCATTAAATGAGTTAAAAGCAGCAAATCAAGCAAGATATAATGCAGCAACTGCTAATTCACAAAGCATAGGTGATTATTTATCCTCAAATGGTGCAAGTGGCACAGGAGGGAGTTATAAAAGCGGGAATGCAAGCGGTAGTACAGGAGGCACCGCAGGAGGAAATACTGGTACTAAATCATATTCAGAGATGACAACTGATGAATTAAACAATGAAAGGCTATATCTAAATAGTCTGATAAATGGGAATGATGCAGGTACATCAGAATGGGCTAAAAATCAATTACAGATGTTAAATACTACACCTACTCAAAACAATACTGGAAATAATGTTGCAACAAGCACTAATGTACAAACAATAGATGGGTTGCTTGAAAAAGCTGGTATTACATTGCCTGAAACCAAAATACAGAATCCATATGAAGAATATGCTAGAGTTTTGAGTGAAAATCAAGCCTATATTAAAGAACAGCAAGCAAAAGCAAATCAAGCAGCAGTTAATAGTGGAATTGAAAGGCTTAATAATCAACTAGAAGATACTAATAAGAGTTATGACAATGCAGCTAGACAAGCATACATAAATGCAATGCAAACTCAATATGCATTACCAAATCAATTAGCAGCGATGGGTTATACAGGCGGAATGAGTGAAACAGAAATGGCAAGAGCAAGAGCTAACTACCAAAACAATATGGCAGATATAGAACTCCAAAGAGCAAATGCTGAACGAGAAATATATGCGGCAATAAATGAGCTTAGAAACACAGCAGACCAGAGAACAGCAGAAGAGAATATTGCGTTAACACAAGAGTATATAAATAAATTATTACAATTAAAATTACAAGCAGATCAATATAATACTGAATCTGAAGCAAAAGAATTAGACCAATGGAAGCAAATAGCTGGAATGTATGCGGATGATTATACAGCAGAAATACAAAGACTACAAGCTGATAATGCAGATGGGAAAAATGATGCAAAAATAGCTTATTTAATGGAATTGAGGAGACAGAAGATTGCTTCTCAAGATGAAACAGAGACAAAAGCTACTCAACAAAGAGTAGAGAATGCTCTTAATTTATGGAAAATGTATGGTGTAGCAACTAGGGAGATAGCGGATATACTTGGAGTTCCAGAAGGTGCAAAAACATCAGATTATCAAAATGTTATCAGTCAGATAGCTAACAGAAACAAAACAAGTAGTGGCGGAGGTAGTAGTGGTGGCACAAAAGGAACAAGTACTTCTACCCTAAATACGATCGTAAATAATGTACAAAAAATGCTTTCCGAGACGGAAAAAATATTTGATGGAGACATAACAAGAGCCAAATATTCGGAACCTGATGTAATCGCATATGTATTATCACAGAACATACCAACTGAGGAAAAAATGAGCATAATTCAAAACTTTGGCTTAACAAAATATATGGAATGAGGTGGTATAATTGACAATAGAAGAATTTGAAGCAAAAGCGAATAAATTTGTAGCAAAAAGAAATTCTTCAGCAATGTCTAATAAGACACCTACTGCGAAAAGTAAAGATGATGAATTAAGGGAGTTTGAGGAGAAGGCCAATAGGTTTATAGAAAAACGTAACGCAGTTGTTACACAACCTAATATACCTAATAAAGCAGTAGAGACAATAACGCCAGTTCAAACTCCTAAAGAAACAATATCAAGTAAAATGGATGAATTATGGGTAGAGGATACACCACAAAACAACAATATATCGTATAAAGCGACTAGTATAAAGAATTTTATTGATAGTGTAAAAGAAAAGAAAGAGAAGGATTTGCTTAATAGTGGGTATTCGCTTAATCCAAATTATAATCCAAATAATAAATATAGCCAAAAGTATATATACACAGGAGATTTAAAAACAGGTGGTTTAAAAACACAGCAAGATGTATATAACAATTCTAATGCTTTAGGTAAGGCAAAGATTATAGCTTCTAATGTTGGCCAAAAGGCAAAAGAAATAGGAGGCTCTTTAGCTTATGGAGTAAGTAAAGGACTTACTGCTAATGATGCAATTGCAAGGACTTTGGGTATGACACAAGAAGATGCTGCTAGGGAAAATTTAGATTTATTAAATGATTTAACAGGCAGAACAGCATTTGCAGAGCCTTCAAAAGGTATGCAAAAGGCAATAAATGTAGGCAATGCTGCTGGAGGCATGGGGAGATTTATGTTAGCAAGTGCTGCTACACCAGCTGGAGGTATGGTATTAAGTGGTGCAATAAATGGCGGTTTAGATGCTTATGGAAATTATGAGGATGCAGAGGGTGCAGCGAGAAAAGCAACCTCTGGCGCAATATTTGGTGGTGTAGCTCAAGGTTTATCTAATGTAGCAAATCCTTATGTGAGTAAAGCATTATCTAATGCTGGCCTAGGAAACAATATGGCAGCTAACGTGGGAGCAAAAGCAGTAACAGATTTTGCTTCTGCGGTAGCAGGTTCTAGAGCTTCCAATTTGCCGTTAAAAGAAGAGGATAAACAGAGTTGGGGGCAAACCTTACTAAATGCTGGATTTTATACAGGGTTTAATGCGTTTGGTAATATATTAAAATCACTAAATATAAGTAAACAAAACAAAGCAGAATTAAATAGAATGGCTAATGATACGTTTTCAAAAGCTGATGCAATGTATAAAGAGGCAATGTTAACAGCGGATGCAACACAAAGGCAAGCCAAACTCGAACAGCTAAATTCATTTTTGGGTAATGAAAAAGAAGGCTTCTATCAATTAGTAGCTAATCAGCAATTACTAGGGCAAGATAAATTGATAAAAAGCATAGATGATATGTTTAATATGGCACAAAATCAAATGCAACAAGGTGCAAGAATTTATGGTAATACTTTGGGAGAAACTGGTTCGGTTGGTAACAATAATTCTTTGAGCATAATAGGAAACAATATAACTCCTAATAATTCTTTAGTAAAATTACTTTCAAAAGGTACACAAGTTGCAAATAATACAAATATTCCTCAAAATTTACCAATGTCAACTTTTACTAACGCACAGAATGGCCCTACAAATGTGTTACAAAAACCAAGTAATGAAAATATATCAAATCAATTAAAAGCTCTCGAAAAAGCAAATATGAATGTTGGAGAGGGGAATAACATAAGAAAAGAAATAGAAAGTAAAATAAACAGCAATAATCAATTAACGGGTGAAGAAAAGCAAGTTTTATTACAGATATTGAATGAAAATTCAGGGAATTTAACTCAAGATGCAATAGACTTTTTCGATGATACGATAAATAATTTACAAAATAATCGTTTGGAGCAAGTTGCAACAACTGAGGACAAAAAAGCAATATATAAAAAGTATCTAAACGACAAAACAGAGCTAGATAAAACAGCACTTGAGACTGCTAAAAATTCTGTACCAGCTAACAAGAGCGGAAGGCGTACGAAGGAACAATGGCTAAAAGTTGCTAACACGATAGGGCAGCAGATATATGAGCTAAGTCCTGAAGAAATAGAGAGGTATGCGTACAGAAGTTGGCAAGAGACACATCCGAATCAAGCAAATAACTTAAACAGACAAGGCAAAGGCTTTGTTAAGTTTACTTCGGATGAGTGGATAGATACGATAACTAAGTCCGCACAAGAAGCAAAAGCACAAACTCAAGCAAATTTGAATGCAAAACCTAATAATGATGTTGTAATTTCAGACAATGACCACAGTAAAACTACTTATAGTTTTGAACATAAAAACAAAACTTTATTCCACCAAACTAAAGCAAATTCGCTTTCCGAAATGGATAAAAGTTTGAGAAAAGCTGGGTTATCTGATACTACAATGCCATCTGGTATATTCTTAAAAGATACTGATGTTGATATAGGACTTGAAGGCAAAAATCAATTAAAATTAGATACACAGTTAGGCAATTCTTTAGAAGTGCAAGACAGAAATGAGTTAGTAAGAATACTAAACGAAGATGAAAAATATAAAGATTTAAGAGAGAAAGCACTAAATTTTGAAAAAGAGTATTCTGAAGTTGCTGATAGAATGTCCGAGGAAGCAACAACTATTCAAGAAATAGAAGAAGCTGATAATTATTTAAACAATAGTCGTAAACAATTAGAAAACTATGCAAATGAAATCCAAGAAGAAGCACGAAAATATTTACAATCTAAAGGATATGATAGTGTTTTTATAAATAATGATGTTGGCACGAATGGCAGAAAAACGAAATCATATTTGGTGTTCGACAAAAGCCAACTTTCAGAAATTCGAGCAAGTTTACCTACGCAAGCAGAACAAGTAAGTAAGTTATCAACAGTAAATGAGAATAATTTAAAACAGAAGCAAAGGCTTGAAAAAAGTAAAAATGAACTGAAAAATATACTCGCAGAAGTAGAAAAAGGCAATAAAACTCCAGAAGATATAGTTAATTCTGATGCGATTAAACAAATTGAAGAAATAATGAAATCAATACCAGAAACATATACTATAGATAGTGAGGATAGATTGAAATTAAGAGAAAAAATTGCTCAGAATATGTATGATACAATTACAGATGGTGTTTCAAAAGAAAAAAATGTGGATATAATAATAGGGCCACCTGCTGCGGGCAAGTCAACTATAGCAAATAAATATATTGCTGAACACAATGCAGCATTATTGGATTCTGATATGATAAAGGAACAATTGCCAGAGTTTAATGGTGGTATAGGGGCAAATGCAGTCCAAGAAGAAAGCTCAATGATGGCAGAAAAAATCCGTCAAAACCTTATGAGTGAAGGATATAATTTTGTTTATCCTATTGTTGGAAAAACTTTGTCCTCGCTAGAAGGTAAAATAAAAGAATTAAAATCTATTGGATATACAGTAAATTTAATTTTAAATGAATTACCACCAGAAAAAACCCTCATAAGAGCCTTAAATAGATATGTGAAAACTGGAAGATATTTGTCACCAGAATATATAAAAAGTGTGGGGTTGAAACCGAGTGAAAATTATGATAAAATTAAATTAGCAGGAAAAATAGGAGGGGTTGATAGTTATGAAAGATACTCAAATGATGTCGAATATGGAGAACCAGCAAAACGACTTGAGAGTTTCAGAGAAAAACGAAAGACCTCAAGAGAAAAAAGTGAAGTGGGACATGAGATTTACTCCAGAGATGATCAAGGAGATAGAGCAACGTCACAAAGAGAATCCGTTTTGGATGTGGGAAAAAGAATAGAAAATAGTGTAGCAGACGAACAGTCTGCTATTTCTTTGCCTGAAAATACCTATATAAATCCAACAGAGGACTTGCAAAAGGCTATCGAATTTGTAAATAATGCTACAGAAAAAGATATAAAAGCATTAGAAAAAATGGTAGAAGAAGCAGAAAATCATTCTGAAAGAATAGGCTTGCAAGAGTTTGCACAAAGGGCTAAACGTAAATTAGACAAATTAAAAGCTGATAGCCAAAGGCAAATAAGATATTTAAGAGAACAAGTAAGAGAAGGTACAGCAGATCAAGAAGATATAACAAATGTTTTGAGAGCAGAAAGAGAAGTGGCCAAAGAAAGAGTTGCTGAAGCAAAAGAGCAATTCAAAGAACAAAAAGCAATAGAGCAGGAAAGACGTAATACCTCAAGGGCTGGAAATGATTTATTAAAAATAGTAAGAAGATTAGACAAACTAAAGACTACACCAGATAATAGAGCCATGATAGATGAACTTATAGGAGACATAGATAAAACCTCGAAAGGTATAACAGAAAAAGGAAAAATAAATTTAGAAAAACTTAAAGCAGAGTATGAATCGATGCAAGAAAATAATCCTGATTTTATACCTAGTAAAGATATTGAAAAGAAAATTTCTAGGTTAGATCGCAAGCATATTAGCGATATGTCGTTAGATGATATAAGAGATTTAACGGATGTATTAAGAGGTGTAGAACATAGCATAAAAACAGCAAAGCGAGAAATAGGAGTAGAACACGCAAGAGAAATATATGAAATAGGAGAAAAAGCAATAGAGGAAATTAGAAATTCCAAAGGAGACCCTGCAAAAAATAAAGTAGTTGATAAATTAAAAGGAATATATAACACATCTACATTATCTGCTAAAAGGGAATTTAGTAAGATAGGTGGATGGGGTAACAACGAAATGGCTAAACAATACCAGCAGCTAGAAAATGGGCAAACTAAACAAATTGATTTCCAAATGAGAGCAACAAAGATGTTTGATGATTTCAATAAACAACATAAAAAAGAAATGGAAAAATGGGCTGGTAAAAAAGCCGAGTTTATTGATACAAAGATACTTGCTGACGGTAAACGCATAAAAATTACCCCTGCTATGAGAATGAGTTTGTATTTACATTCTAAAAATGCTGATAATATGAGACATATTATTGGTGGCGGAATTACAATTCCTAATGAGACTTTATACAAGATGGGTAATTATTCGGAATCATATGCAAGAGGTAATGTAGCAAGACTTACTCCTACACAAATAAAAGATATTATAAACGGCATGACAGCGAGTGAAAAAGAATTTGCTGATATTGCGTATAATTTCTTTAATGGTATGAGTAAAGAAGCTATAAACGAAACATCTTTAGTACTAAATGGTTATGAATTAGCCACAGTAGATAATTATTTTCCAATAACAACTAACAAGAATTTTACTAGAAGTGAATTTGAGAGTTTGGTGAGAGATGGAACCATTGAAGGAATGGGAATGTTAAAGGAAAGAGCAAGTGCTTCTAATCCTATTATTTTAGAGGATATAACGGGAGTTTTACTGCGCCAAATAGATAATGTGGGTAAGTATTATGGAATGGCAATACCACTTAGAAATTTTAATGCTGTGTATAATACTACAACTACTGGATTTGGAGATAGTGTTAAAAATGCAGTTAGTCAAAAATGGGGAACGAACGCAACTAACTACATAGAAAATTTGGTAACAGATTTACAGGGAAGTAAAAAGCAACACGACTGGTTTGATACATTAAAAGGGAATTTTGCACAAGCAACTTTAGCTTTTAATGCAGGTGTAACTGCTAAACAAGTAGCATCATATCCTACTGCTGCATCTGTTTTAGGTTGGAAAGCCTTAAAAAAAGGTATAACAAGAGCTATTAAAAACAGAAAAATGTCACATGAGGAATTTAACAATTTGATTGATAAATATACTCCATACTATTGGTATAGACGTCAAGGAAGTATTGATACGGAAATCGGAGATATTGTTAGAGATAAATCATTTGTTAATAAAGCACCTTTTCTCACAAACTGGATACAATCTGCAGATATGTTAACAACTGGTAGGTTATTATGGAGTGCTTCTGAAGAATATGTGTTAGAAAATAATCCAGAGTTAAAAGAGGGAACGGACCAGTTTTACAAAGAAGTTGCAAATGTTTACAACAGAACAATACTAGATACACAACCTAATTACACAGTATTGCAGAGACCTGATATATTGAGAAGTGATAATAAACTGTTAAAATCTGTGACAATGTTCCAAACTCAACGTATGCAAAACTATAATATAGCATATGAGAGTATAGCAGAATATAAAGTGGCCTTGAATAAATATAATGCTAGCAAAACAAAAGCTAATGAACAAAACTTAAAGCAAGCGAAGAAAAATTTAGCTAAATCTATAAGTGGTTTAATAGTAGCAGGTGTATCAATAGCTACTATTACAGCATTAAACAATAAACTACTTAATAGGGGAAAGGATTACCAAAACGAAGATGGAGAAGAAACGTTTGGTAGTATTACAAAAGGTTTGGCTGGAGACTTCATGGAAAGTATGGCTGGTAATGTTTTATGGGGTTCTGAACTGTATGGATTTTTGACTGGAAATTGGTATGATTTACAAGCACCTCAATTAGATGCACTTAATGATATTGTAAATGATATTAGTAATTTTAGTACAAGTATCAGTAAAGCTATTGAACACAAAAATATTATTTACTTGTATAAATCTTCAAATGAATTAGCTAAAACTCTTGCTACTATGTTTGGCATTCCGCTTAGTAATGCTGAAAAATATATTGGTGGAGTATTACGAAAAGTATTGCCTGAGCCAATGGCACAAGTGGATGCATTATATAATTATTCTAGTAATAAAAAATATTTTGAAGGTAAAGTTAAAAACGGAGAAAATCTAACAAGTGCAAAAGAAGCAGGAATAAGTGCATATGATTATGGCAAGGCATATGAGGCACAAAAAGGGATTGAAGGAATAAAAAACGAGGATGGAAAAACTATTACAAATTCTGAATCAGTATTGAAAAGAAAAGCTATAGATGAAGCAACACCAAACTTAACACAAGAGCAGCGAAAAGTGTTATATCAGAGTTTTTTAAGTAGTAAAACTGTAATAGATATGACTGATAGTGAATTTGAAGAAAAATATATGGCATTACCAACAGCTAAATAAGAAGAATTAGAGAGTCTAACAAGGCTCTCTTTTCTTATATAAATTTTTATTGAAAGGAGAGATTAAAAATGAATGATAAAGCAAAATATTTATCAGTTAGTGAAGAACAAGACAACAGGATACAACATTTGAGAGAGTGTTTTTCAACTATTTATGATGAAATAGAAAAAACTTGTAAAG